ATCTGACTGGAACCCCAACGGCTCCTACCGCTGCAACGACTACGAGCACCACTCAGATTGCGACGACTGCTTTCGTTCAGCAGGAAATCAACGCATTGGTTGACGCCGCTCCGGGCACTTTGGACACGTTGAACGAGTTGGCTGCAGCGCTCGGAGATGACGCCAACTTCTCGACGACGGTGACTGACTCGCTGGCGTTGAAGGCTCCGTTGGCTTCACCGACCTTTACTGGAACGGTTACTCTTCCTGCTGGCACAAACATTCGTCACGACTATGACGGGTATAGTTCAAACACCACGTTGGTTGCTGGTCACGCAGGTCATACTTTGGAAATCTCATCAGCGGCGAATATCAATGTCCCTACGAACGCTTCAGTAGCGTTCCCTGTTGGAACTGTTATTAACATTATTCAGACCGGAACAGGCACAGCGACAGTTAATGCTTTATCGGGAGTTACAATTAATGCTGCGGTTGGTCTTAAAACCCGTGAACAGTGGTCTATGGTAACGTTGCATAAGCGTGGAACCGATACTTGGCTCCTGACTGGCGATGCAAAGGCGTGATGACTGATGGCACAAGATAGGGGCGGAAGCCTTCCTTTCGGAACTTTCACATACACCGACGGCACGGACGCCGGCAACCTCGTCACGTCTCTGGTTGGCCTCGGGTTCCCTGCCACAGAAGCAGTCGATACGTCAAATACCACGGTTTCTGGCGATGTTGGTAAAGCCCATGAAATCGTTGTAGACGGTGTCACCTATACGACCACGTCAAGTTTTGAGATTCCTCTTGGCACAACTATTTCTGTTCGAGCGATTGGTCCGTTCTTCCCGCCGCACTTCCCACCTCACTTTCCTCCGTTTTTCCCGCCCCACTTCCCTCCCCATTTCCCTCCGTTCTTCCCTCCCCATTTCCCTCCGCACTTCCCTCCGTTCTTCCCGCCTCATTTCCCGCCACACTTCCCGCCCCACTTCCCTCCGCACTTCCCTCCGTTCTTCCCTCCCCATTTCCCGCCGCACTTCCCGCCGTTCTTCCCTCCTCATTTCCCGCCACACTTCCCGCCCCATTTCCCGCCGCACTTCCCACCATTCTTCCCTCCGCATTTCCCGCCACACTTCCCACCATTCTTCCCTCCGCATTTCCCGCCACACTTCCCGCCATTTTTCCCGCCGCACTTCCCACCGTGGTTCCCTCCTCACTTCCCGCCACATTTCCCTCCGTTTTTCCCGCCGGGCTTCAAGTGATGGGTGTCCGGGGTGCGCAAGTTTTTAAACTGGTACCTCGGACCCATCAACCTTGAGCGTGATTCGCGTGTTAGTGGTGGGTTCGGCTGGATCGGCCTGATAGCGATCATCGTTACATACGATGTATTTGCTATGAGGACTAAGCGAATAGAGACACTATCTCGATATTTTTGGCGGTCAGCCGAACAAAGCATTGCTGGCCCAGCCCTTCGCTTAATTTGGGTTTGGCTCACTTTCCATCTACTTTTCGAGGCGAAAGTGAGGAAGGTGCTGCACGGAAAGTGACCTTGTACCTCGACTTTTGAAATCCGAATATGGTACGATCAGCAACATGGCTGATGTAGAAGAGGTATCCCTCATCCAGCCCGGACACTTTGGATCTTCGGTTGACAATATCACCATCATCGAAGACTTCGTCGATCCGGACCACCTTAAAATCCTGCAAGATTTTTTCCCAACAATTGATGAGTGGGAAAATCCTCTCGGGGACGAGTTCAACGAAGACGGAACGTGCATCTATGACGCCTCATATTGGTGGGACAGGATGTGTAGCGGAACAATCCTTCAGAGGATTGCGCCAGACATGCATGAGTTGATCGATTTTTACATCGACAAGATGCAACGTGTGCTTGAAGAAAAGTTCAACGTTTCGCTCTACAAGAGGCCTCCGGTTTTGATTCGATGGTTGCCCGGCAACGAACAGCAACCACACGCGGACAAGCAATTGAATGACGGAGCACCAAACCCGTTCCCCTTGTATGACATCAACTCAATCATTTATTGGAACGACAATTTCGAGGGTGGAGACTTCTACTATCCGGAGCATGACATCCACCTCCCCATCAAAGCGGGAATGGCAGTCGCCCATCCGGGTGATGTCCACTATCTACATGGGGTTAAGCCCATCATCTCAGGTGAACGATGGACAACCCCTTCGTTCTACACGATCACGGAAGTGAGGAAGTAATGCGTATCGGCGGCTATTTGGGAAATCCAACAGACGGAATTCTTCTTTACAAGGATGTCTGGCCGAAAGAATCTGATTTTGTTGGACGCCTTGAGCGTGGCCTTGAAGGAAGTTCTCACGAATACTTTTCGTGGAAGCAGGCAACTGTCGGTGACTACGAGGTCATGAAGGACTATCGAGACTGCTTTGATTTCAAACTCCGTCAAGCAGACATGCCGGTTCCAGAGGAATTCGCTGATCTCGGTCGGGTCTACGAAGAAGTTATCGGTGGTGTTCGCGAATGCGTTCGACACTACTCATCTCTCTACAACCTCCAACTCGATTACGAGGAAGCGACCAACTTCGTCAAGTATGGCGAGGGACAGCACTTCGCAATTCACCCGGACTCCGGCTTCTCGTACTCTTGTGCCGTGTCGGCGATTGGATACATCAACGACGATTATGAAGGCGGCGAGTATGTCATGCCGTTCAAGAATCTGAAATTCATCCCTGAGGCTGGCGATGTGATCGTTCACCCGAGTGATTTCATTTATGCCCACGCATCACAGCCGGTTGCATCCGGTGTCAAGTATTCAGCAGTGACGATGTACGACTACAACGACCGTAACCATCAGGCGCATTCCGCACCCAAAGCAGCAGAACCGATCATCACGATGAACAACATCCCGGTGGTCAACAACCAAACATCGGCATACAACGGATGAAAGCAACGGTCACAAGGACTCACCAGAATCCTCCACAAATCCGCCAAGCGACGGTACGTAGAGACTGGATGGACGAGACGTACAAGAAGCATGCGTACAAATGCCTTCCGTTGACAGAAGCGAACGTCAACGGTTGGGAATTGGTTCTCCAACAAGATGTCGTAATTCAATGGGATGGCGGTCTAACTGTTCCACGGGTTCTGAGTGGCGAAAAAATGACGTTTGAGACAAACGGCCAGACCTACGAGCGCGACATCGTCATGCCCAGCATTATCGGGATTATGTCATTCACAACCGGCTGGTCGTTTTCAACCCCTCCGGGAATCGCCACATGGATCAGCGGGTCGCCTAATTACTTTGTTGATGGCGCAGTTCCATTGACTGCTCATATCCCATCAGACTGGTGGCCCGACGAGTTCAACATGAACTGGAAAATCACCAAGATCGGCGAACCTGTCGTTTTCCCCGCTGGGTCACCATTCATGTTTTTCCAGTTTTACGACACCTCGTTGATGCCCAGCATCGAGTTCGAAGTAGAGAACTACTGGGACAAGCCAGAACTTTCTTCTGCCAGACAGTCCTATGGCGATGCGAAAATGAAGAAGTTGCAAGATGAGCCATGGACATGGATGGGTGGCATCCGGACAGGGCTCGACGAGAACGGAAACAGGATTGGGCCTCGACATGAGGGTCACGTTGAACTAAAGGAACCTCAGTGAGAAAATTTGGCGGAATTGCTCTCGGCCTAAAACTTGGAAATCTTGGTTTCAAGATCAAAGGCGTCACAGCAGAACAGGTGTTCGACGACCCTGCGTACTTCAAAGAGATCTTCAAGCGCAACAAGGTCATTGGTTTCATCGGAATGAGGCCAACCGACACGGAGCACATGCAGTTGGTCGACTGTCTCTACAAGGGTGAGCGCGACCCAGAGTTCAGTAGTGGACTATTGGCTGGTCAGCGGCACGAAACAGTAAGAGATGTCGAAGACAAACTTGACCCAGAGGGTTTTCTTGAGCGCAACTGGCATGTGGATAACCCATTCCTCGATGAACCGCCATGCCTCGTCTCGATTCACATGACCACCTACAAGGTTGATCCCGACTATGGGCACACCTTTTTTGTCAGCCTCGCCAACCTCTACGATGAGTGTCCGGCCCATATCAAAGAACACCTCAAGGATGCTCGATTCGTTTGCCAGACAGGCGCAATCGATCAGGACATTTCGACCCACCCTGCACTGCGAACCCATCCCGATACTGGCGAAACAATGCTGTATTGGACTGGACCGGGAACAGCCCTTGCTGGCGGTAACACGCCGTGGTTCGATGAACTATACGAGTGGGTTACCAATTACTGCGCCAACGAAGCGAATCGTTTCAAATGGGTTTGGTCTGAGGGTGATGTGATCATCTGGGACAACCGCGCTGTGATGCACGGCTTTTACAGCGGGTGGGATCGTTCTGAGCGAATTTTCCAGAGGGTCGAGGTGGGCAACGAAAAGCCTTTCTACGACCCGGAGCATATGGGGAACTGTGATCCCGACTTTGGTGACACCAATGAGTACAAGGGTGTAAAGAAGGATAAATCCAAGGGACCGAATCCGGACCACATTCCTCTTGTGTTCACCAAGGGTATTTATGCGCTGGAAGGACTCGAACACCTCTTCCAGAAAGTAACTCTTTTTGTTTTTTCAAAGGATGGGTTTATCCCTGAGAAGGTTCAGGAGTTCAAGAATTACATCGACGAAACGGATGATCTGGCTGATGATTTCCACGTCGTGGGTGTGCCAATCGATGAATCAAATCGCGTTTTCGCAAATTTGATGCGTTACAGCAAGAGCCACAATGTTGAAGATCCCGTGGAAGGACAGATGTTTTTGTTCTCTCGGAACGGCGACACTCATGGTGGCTCAATGCCGGCACGTCAGGATCTGATGCAGTCCAAGGGTAATGAAGACGGATCTCTCACCCCGATGGAAACAGTTCGTGCGTATCTACGGTGGCACCCTGACATGCGCCACGCAGGTCACGCTTGGCATTACCCCGACTGGTTCCCGCATCAACCTTTGCAGTTCCGGCCTTGGGATTATCACAACCTTTCGTTCATGACCTATGAGGGGTTTGGTGGAAAGAACCCGCCCGAAGACTTCTTGGTGCAGTTCGCCATCGACACGATCTACGGTTGTTTCAATCACCTGAGAGACAACGGCGAGCGTCGGAGAATCATTGAACGGATCAATGATTACATTTCGTACATGCTGGAGTTGGATGAACATGAGTTCGAAAGATAAAGACCTGCCAGTCGGCAAACACCTCGGAGGGGGCGTAGTCCTTTTCGAACAAGTGTTCGATCTTGACTGGGACTGGATGCGGGATTACTGCAAAACAGTTTTGCAGCAAGAACGAGACACTATGTACACCCCGGGGGTTGATCCGATTACCGGAGAGGATGGCTACATCAACCGGAGCGGATACTTCTTCAAGAAGGACTCCATCGATGAGATGCCGTGGCGAGGAAGTTTTGTCCATCAGGACAGTCGTCTAGAAGTGATCGAAACCCTTGAATACATCGAGGAACGCCGAGACCAGTGTCTGCTCTCCTACCTTGAGATGTTCCCCATTGCTGGTAAGTGCATTTGGTGGAAAATCAAGAGCCACATTGTTGCGTATCCAGTTGGCGGGTTCTTGGGCATGCATGCCGATGTCAGCACCGATTACGAGTATGGCAAGCCTCATCCGCGAGACCAGTTGGCGACACGTAACTCGGTTTCCGTGGTTGCATACCTGAATGACAGTGTCGAAACCGAAGAGGAACTCGACGGAACAAATTTCACTGGCGGCGCCCACAATTTCGCATATCTCGACATCAATCATAAGAAGATCAGGAAGGGCGACATGCTCTTTTTCCCCTCCAACTACGTGGCGGCACATGAAGTTCAGCCGGTAACCGGAGGGTGGCGCTACTCCTACTTAGGGTGGTATTGTCAGGGCACACCGAATCCGGCGGTGTGTGAAAATGTAATGGATCCGCGCGAGAACCCGGAACTTGCCAAAATCTCAACGAATGTGTACATGGAACATGGCTACTCAATCCTCCCCCCAGTCGGCTAAATCAATCGGGATTATTCACCCCGGAAAGATGGGTGGCACGCTCGCCTATGCGCTCAAGAGAAGCGGTCATACCGTTTATTGGGCATCAGAGGGTCGCTCCGACGTTACCGAAGCACGCGCGAACGAATTCGATCTGGTGGATCTCGTCAATATCAACACGGTTCTTTCCAAAAGCGATTTCGTGATTTGTATCGCTTTCGGTGGCGCTCCACTTGAAGTCGCCAAGCACGTTGCCAAGGTTGGCTACTCGGGCATCTATATCGATGCCAACGGCCTCTGGGGCGAAGAGTCCGAGAAGGAAGTTGCATCAATCATCAACGAGGCTGGAATCACTTACGTCGAGGCTGGCCTGTACGGATGGCCGTATCCGGGCCGCGATGGCTACACAGATGAGCACACGCTCTACTTGTCGGGCGAAAAAGCGCAAGACGTCGCCGACCTGTTCACCGATGGATACTGGACAACGGAGATCCACGAAACTTCCGCAAAGGAAGTTAAGCGTCTACGTAATGACCGGGAGCGAGGAACAGAGTTCCCCGACAAAGACTGATGGAAGTTATTCATCACGGTTTTGGCATCGTCGAGTACGTCGACGCAATTAAGTTTGATTCTGACTTTTTTGAGGCTTGGCTTGCACGGCGCCGAATGCAGGAACCCAGCGACTACGAGCCAGTAGGTGACGGAACCTACATGAACCGTGGTGGATACATCTTCACTGAAGAGCAGGTCAATGCTTCCCCCGGTCGTCTGCTTCAACTAAAAGTTGACGCCAGCGATGAAGACGTGGTTTTTGCGGAAGGTTTGGAAAACGCAATGACCATGTGCGTTTCAAAATATTTTGATTTCTTCCCCGAAGCGCGCCACAGCATTTGGTGGAGAGCGGTTCCACATGTCGCAACATACGTCAAGGGCGGGTACATGGGGTATCACCATGACAATCTTGTTGGTGACGGGTACGAAAGCGAAAAAGCGATTTACAGCGTGCTGACAGGATCCCTAATTCTTAAAGACGATTGCGAAGGCGGTGACTTGGGTTTCAAGTACATCGACAAACATTTCAAACCTAAAACAGGTTCCGCTTTCGTTTATCCGGCTGGATTCTTGGGAACACATGAAGTTGTCCCCGTGACGTCAGGTGAGCGTGTTTCTTACTTGGAATTCTTTGGGCACGGAACGCTTGTCGGAACTATTCCGTTTACGCCTCTTAGTACGGAATAACAGTACCGACGGGTGCTCCCTCTTTCGAGCGCTCCTGAGTTTCAATGGTGGAGGCGTGGAAACCAAGAGCGACATCTTTGGACGTATCCAAATCGGAATATCCAGAATGCGCAAACTTCACGTGGTCCTGATACAAGAACGGAACGTAAACTGGAGCCAGCCACATATCGCTTTCCTGCGGCTCTAAAACCTCATACTTGTGCTCGCCGCCGTGTCCAAACTGCGTCAGGTACGTATAGCGCGGCGTTTCTCCAGTCACCTGTGCGACGCCGTGGGTTCCAACATAGTTTGCCGGGAAAAGAATGATGTCTCCGGTTTTCGGCTTGATCGTCAAGTCGAGATAAGGGAAATGCATCTCCCCACCCTCGTAGTCATCGTTGAAGTAGGCCAGACCGTTGACGACCTGATACATGGCGATCTCTCTGCCGCTGTAGTACCTCTGACCATCAATGACGAACGTATTCGTATCGTTATCGTTGTGTAGACCGAGGTTTGCACCCGGCATGTACTTCAGGCAATGACCGCGCATTCTCCACCAAATGCTATTAACAATGAGTGGGTACAGATCGCAGTATCTGACAAGAGCGTGATACAGGGATTCCTCTACATGCTCGAAGAACGAACGAACTTCGTGGGGCGTTCCGGGGTGAACCGGCTCTGGCATGCCCATGCCTCCAACGCGCATCGGAAGGGCGAGGAGATCCTTGATGTCGACAATTTTTCCGTCAAAGGTTTCCCCACGGATCATATTGCCTTCGTCATCTTTGATGATCTCTAGGCCACACGAGGGGACGTACGCCATCTCGTCAATGTACGGGAGTACAACACTTTGATCGATTTCGAAAGCATTATGGAAATGAATGACCCCACCAACGTAACTGGTGTAAGACATCTTCCCGATTCTTGCGCAGTCAGCCTCGTCTAGGCTGTAAAAGGCATACTTGTCTCTTGTGGGCTCACCGTATCGTGCTGGCATGTTGCCAGATTACCTCAATTTGTAGGCGAGAATGGTACCTATCTCGTCGTGTGCCAAGTGATAAACCTCAAAATCGTCTCGCTGGACAATTCTCCGATTAACCCTATGCATGCGCTCTTCGTGCGCTCGCATACCATCCTCGTACAAAGCCCCAAATTCGGCTAGGTCGTAGATCATCATGATTCCGCCAACCCGGATTGAGTCGAGAAGGCCGTCAATGATATTGAGGTTTGGGGTAAGGAAGTCGTGAGTGTGGAGGCGAGCGGAGTCGAAATAGTTAACGATCGTTCCTTGCTCGAAATCCTGAAGGTCGATCACGCTGTATGTGCATTCGGACTGGTTGGGGATCGTTCCGTTTTCGTCGAGGGTGTCCTCCATGATCCGAGTCTCAAACGTGTTGATCCAATAGTAATCCTTGCTTGCCGCCTGCATATGGGAGGTATGCATGTGGATCGGGAACGAGCCGGAAATCAGGATTTTTTCCGGCGTCGCACTGTCTACTGGCTTCAAAATGCCATATAGTGACTTCACCGCGACGTAGTTGCGCCATGCGTACTCAAGCCACGTGTTGTCCTGCTCGCCGAGCCACGTCGAGTATTTCCAGAAATACCAGTCTCTACCCATTACGGCCTGTCGCATGTCGGCACCGGTCTCAAGGATCGCAGCATCAGCGAGGCGTGAATAGTCGCGGACGATGCTGAGTTCGTCGTCCCAAGTAGTTCCGGTCTGATTCGTTGAAAGGCTCCGAGCAACAACGCCTTTATTGAAGATATTGCTAGACATTGTTTGCAACCTCAAATGACGAAATATGACGACGTCGCCAGAATCTGCGGCAGAGCAAAATCATCCAACTTTTTTGCTTCCTCCCAAAGGAGAACCCGGAGTCAAACGAGCGATCCTTGCCGTTGATATTGACGTACGACTCCATTTGGTGCGGTTCGAACATCCATCCGCAACGAGCAACCAAGTCGTCGATCGTATACGTTTCCATATCTGCCTCGGTAAGGCCGAGAATGTAAAAGCATGAAAGAAGGTGGGTGTTCACCCAGTCGAGTTCGGCTTGTGAACTGTACACCTTCCCGGAGGTTTGGCTCGTCGATCGAATTGCCATCAGATGTCTTCTTTGATTTTCTCGCAGAGAATGACGGCACCTTCCTCGGTGAACTCAAGAGCACCCACCGTGGGGTTGAACGCAATTGTCTGTTCCATGCGATCGTCGAGAGGGGATGACTCATTGGGGTTTTCTTCTGGAAGAGCCTTTCCTGACGCTGCGGCAACCTCGCGTGGGTGTCGGTCATCTCCATTGATGACGGCGAGCAAATGAGGTGACGAGAACTTCATGACGTGAGTGCTTCGAATGCCGACAACTGCCGTTTGAGGGACACGTAGTTGTAGTAGTTCGGGTCGCCTTCCGGAACAGGGATCTCCATGGCTGATGTTGCGCTCTGAGTGTCAACCTCAAGAAATGTGCAAAGAACAAAGATCGAGTACTCAAGGAAATCCTGTGCCTCTGATTTTGCCTGCGCGATGATTGCTGGCGAAAGTGCCATGATTGCTCCTTATCAGAGGCTTGCCATGTAAGCCTTAGCGGCGTTAAGCCTACCAAGAGCACCGACCACTTCAGCGTCACTCGGATCGTCTGAAGTGAAATCATCGGTCAAGGACTCCGGCTCAATACCGCGTCCAAGGCAGGCAATGAGTAAATCTTCCTCAAGTGCGCCGAGAGCATCCTCAACTGCTTCCAGTTTTTCGGCATCGGAAATCGTATAAACCATGAGAATCAGACCCCTTCCAGCGCGCTCTTCAAGCGGTTATAGGCGGCAACCCGCTCGGCTAGACGGATGTCGAGAACACCCTCGCAGTCTTCTGCTGCTGGGTGTGTGGCGGGATCAACTTCATCGGGGTTAACGCCCGCGTGCAAGGCAGCAACCACGATCAATTTTTCCTGTTCTTTTAGGACATTTGACAGATGCTGACGTCGTGCTTCACTGCTAATTCTGTTCAGCGCTACCATACTTTTTCTCCAGAGGACGAGGTGATAACCAGTAATCATTGTAGCACGTATGCATACCGGGCAGTCGTGGTATTATTCGACCATGCTCAAAATTGCTCCTCCTTCCCAAGATTTAATTGACATTTTGAAGTCTGAACACCACATGGGTCCCACGGCAGATGGTGGGAGCATCTACGACCTACATCTGTCCCCCGTTGATGGATCTGGGAGCAACATGCTCGCTGACCGCCACGGGAAGGTGACGATGATCGTCAACGTCACCGGGGAGTGTGGGAACTCGATGCAGTACCCAATGTTGCAGGTCCTTGAATACGACTACGCCGATTATGGCTTCAAAATTCTCTGCATCCCGACAAATGATTATTGCGAATACGCATACGGGGACTTTAAGAACAACTCAACCAGCACGGCGGAACAGGCATATGACTATGCTTACTACAACTACCGCGTGAGAATGGATTTCTCGGAACTTGCTGTTTCGAGGTACGAACACGAGGGTGAAGAACCAAAAACACCACATCCTCTTTACGAGCGGCTTGGCGTGCAGGGTAGTCCGATTCGGGGAAATTTCGAAAAGTGGGTGGTCTCCAAGGACGGAACCAACCGAGCCAGATTTACCAACGGGTCACTTCTCCCGGCAAACCTTGAAACCGGATACGACTATTACAGCCCACAAGAGGCGTTGCGTCGTATCCGTGCGGCGATCGAGTACTACCTGTCGGAGTAAAAATGAATTGGTCCCCGAGGACAGGGGTGTCGACTAAAAACCTTAGCGTGCATGTAGACGACCTCGTAAGTGACTATAAGGCTACGGGCCTGATAAGCCTCAAAAGTCTTTACGCCGATCACGACGCGGTCGCAGAACTCTGCACCTTGCTGTCACCACACCTCAAATGGCACCATTACGTTGATGACACAACCTTTATGGCGTGGCCATACAAACAAGACCATGACGGCAGGATTGGCGTGGTGTCAGATCAAGGGAGAAATGAACCCGATGTCACCCTGATCGAATGGCACATCGAAGGTGTTTCGATGCAATACCCACAATGGGGTGGGGCTTGGAACATGTACAACTTCAAAGCGCCCCCCAACTCTGGCTCGACAGGCTTCGTTGACATGGCTGGCCTATACAACGATCTCTCTGTGGACGAACGCAAGTTTCTTGATTCAGCGGAGATTATCCATTTCTGTAACTGGACGATCCCCCCCACGGAGGAGCAGTTCGGTAAATTCATGGATTCGGTTTCGCAAGGTAAGCGAATAATTTACAGCAAAGACGGCGACGAATACGTTGCCTCCTTTTCCCGACCCGCAGTTGAGCGTCATCCGACGTTCGGCATGTCGACACTACGGACTTGCCCATGTCACAATTCCTTCGGGCTGCAAGAGCATTTACTTCTTGTTGGGGGGCGGATTCCCAGCGATGGCGAAAGAGACTTTTTTGCCAAGACGATGGACAAGATCCGTTGGGAAATATCGGAAAACGAAGAACGCCAGCATTGGTATTTCTGGGATGAAGGCGATCTCCTGATCGTCGACCTGTTTCGATTGGCTCACGGAGTGCGCGCCGGGTACGAAAAGGGCCAACGAAACTTTCAGGGATATTGGCTGTTTGAGCCGGGAGTTCCAGAAGAGCCGTCTCCTAGACTCTTGTCCCTTCCGGATGATATAGGATGACCTCATGACGACGCCGCCCTTTAACCCCAACGACGTGATTGCCGACCTATCGGAGCAAGTCAAGCAGTTGTCTCTCAACAATACGATCTTGCGCGCAATGCTGAAGGCTTCCAACGAAGCAATCGACGCCCTGCAAAAGGTCGAGACCGAGGACGATGTGTAATGGAACGTGTTATCTACGTTCCATCTGAAGAAGATCTGACAGAAGCGAACAATCTTGCGTTAAATACAGGATTACCGATACAGGTTGGCGATTCCGAACTCACTTCTGATTTATCGTTTAACAGGGACGAAACACAAATTCTTGAAATTCCGACTGTTCAGGAGTTGATTGTTTCTCGAAACTTCTTCCGTCTTGGCCAGATCCTCCGTGTGGAATACGTCGACGAGTACGACAGTGTTGCCAATGTGAAGATGCGCCTAACTCACGAGAGTGGCGTATCGGAAGAGTTCAAAGGCGATGGTTATTTCGAGGATTCCAGCGTCGTATTCAAAGTTCGACCTAAATCTATCGGCAAGTATGCTGGAGATATTTTTGATAATGATGGGGTTATCGGCACTTTCTCCTGTGAGGTAAGGGCATGATTGATGCCTTCATCAAGGTCTCAAAGGTCGAGTGCGACTTTGCGTCTCTCGTTACGCTGGCTGAGCAATGGTCTCAAATTCCCGGATTTCCATCACGTTGGAGGCAGGGAACTGTCGGTGACGGGGAAATAATTGCCGGTCGCTCAAATCAGATCTTCGACATTCAGGCCGTTCTGGAAAACGAAGACTACAGAACTCACCCCATGGTCTCGGCTTTCAGGGATATCCACAAAGTTATCGATCCAATTATCACCGCATACAAGGAGGAATTTTCGATTCCTCTTCGTTTTGACAACGGGTGGGCGTTGAACCGCTACCAAGAGAGTCAGCAGTATGTGAACCATTACGACTGGTCTCCCGGTGAAGACAGGACGGTAAGTATCGTCGTGATGGCCAACACTTGCGAGTCTGGGGGAGAACTCGTTTTCACTGAAGCAAACGTGTCCATTCCCGCCGAAGAGGGAAATGTCGTTGTCTTTCCTTCTTCGTTTCCTTACAGGCATGCATCTATGCCGGTCAAGTCGGGTGTTAAGTATTCGCTAGTGTCGTGGCTGGGTTAATCATGTTTCCACAAATTTACAAAACGTACATTTCCCATTACTCGAATGCTGTTGTGGTTCATGATGAGATGGAGAAAATCATCACCCGAGGTACAAAAAGCGATTGGTCGTTCATCAGTTTTTTGACTGTTATTGACGAAAACGACACAACTGCGTCATCCGAGATGGCATCACTTTTTCCGTTGAGCACAAACGTGGATGACTCGCTACTTGATTATCTCAGAGAGCATGTGACATCGATCGAGGCCGCCGCGAATGAGTCTGTTTATGATTATGCGCTAACTCACGACTTGAATAATTACAACGGCGGGCTATATGACCTACTGCGGGTTTCCTCCAAGACTCCTAACAAGCAGTCGGTTGTTCTTGGCGACAATCTGCAAGAAGGATTATTTACCGAACTTGTTTCCTTGTCGGACAGCGAAGCAAAGGCAGTGTTTCCATTCGTCGATCAGACCGTGACGATGAATAAAGGTGACGCTTTGTACTTCCCCGGGGGATTTCCCTTTTCTCACAGAATCAAAACAAGCGGGAGCAACCTCTTCTTGAAGAGAATGCTGCGGTGATGACTGATGATAGAGAATATTTCAGTCGTAGGGTCTGGAACCGCTGGTCTTATCAATGCTTTAGTTTTAAAACGAATTTTCTCCAACATTCACGTTGAAGTTGTTTCCTCTGGAAACATTCCCATCATCGGTGTCGGCGAGGGAAGCACCGAGCATTGGAGCACATTCGAAAAACTTGTCGGCATCAATAGGCCGTCGATGGTGAGCAAAACTGAAGCAACATTTAAGTTCGGCATCAGGTTTGAAGGCTGGACGAACCATACGCCTGACTACTTCCACAGTATTAGTGGCGGCCAGAACTTTCACTCTACTTTTATCGGCACCTACAACTGGGCACACGCCAACGACAAACAGTTGACTCCGACATTTGGCCTTCCGTCTTTGGTTAAGAATTTCGTCAGAGACATGGGAGATGAAACACTAGGTCAGACCAACCAGTTTCATTTCGACACATTTCTACTGAATGACTTTTTAAAAGAAGAGTGCAGGAGTTCAGGAGTTGTGTTCACCGACGGCGTTGTTGTCGATTTGGAAAGAGACGCTACTTCTGGAGACATAACCGGCTTGATTCTTGAGGGACACGAAAAAAGCGTTAAAACCGACTTTGTTGTTGATGCCTCTGGTTTCCGCAAAGAGATTATTAGCCGCTTGGGAAATACTCGATGGCTGTCTTACGAGGAGTACCTTCCCACTAATAGCGCTGTTGTCTTCCAGACACCGGAAGATACTGAACGTGGAATAAAACCTTACACTCTTGCCAAGGCCATGCAAGCGGGGTGGATGTGGGAAATCCCAACCCAAACACGACGAGGCAATGGCTACGTCTTTTCCTCGAACCATATTTCGGAATCCGAAGCCATCCATGAGGCGTCAGAGTCGAGCGGATTTGAAGTCCCCGACACGGCGAGAGTTATTAATTTCGATCCCGGGAGACTCGACGTTACGTGGCTGCACAACTGTGTTGCCGTCGGTCTTGCATCTAATTTTGTTGAGCCACTTGAAGCAACATCGATTGCCGCATCAATTAATCAAGCAATGCTCCTCACCAGTTACGTTCCAGCGTATTTACATAACGCTGAAATAATCCGTAATGAATACAACAGAATGTTCGACTCCATGATGAACAATCTTCTCACGATGATTGCGATGCACTACGTGTCGGACAGGGACGACACACCGATGTGGTCGGAACAGCAGAAAAAGCCGAAACCAGAACTACTTTCACACTTGATCGAAATAATGAAATTCCGTGGTCTGGAAGAACACGACGTACCCAGCACAGGTTTTGAACTTTTTCGGGCGTTCCATTTTTGGCATGTTGCTCAGGGTCAGGGTCTCATAAGTAAAGAGGCATGTCAGCGAAATATTGACATGCGTGGCACGTCAACTTACCTGAGGCGAGAGGTCTCCGATATCATTCAGGGCAACAGGGAACCATCGTTTATTCCTCACAAAGAAGCATTATTGAAAGGACAGACCTGTGGCTAAGGCGCCGAAGTTCTACTTCCCCGATGGGCAGAGAAGCCAAATTATGTATGGCGACAACCTCATTAGCGACAAGTCGTGTCGTGGCCTGATTGCTGAATGCAAAACATACTTTGATCGCCTGTTTCAACCGGGAATCACTTTGGGTGGAATCAACTCGCTCGTAAAGAGTTCTAGCGATTTCAATTTTTCTAAATCGTATGTCGACTCGCAGGGTGTTGACTCCAGTAATTTTTCGTTCTACGAGAATGAAGTAACTGATGGCCTCTACAAGGCAATCGGTTACTACATTCAACAATACGAAGAATTGTGGAAATGGCCCGGGGTGAGGGATACGGGATACCGTCTCCAGAGGTATTTCAAGAGTCATGGCTACTACAGGACTCATATTGATGGGGCTCCATGGGACACAACCGGAGGACCCGGGCCGAGAGTCTTGGGTGTAGTTATCTACCTCAACGATGTCGAGGTTGGGGGAAGCACGTACTTCCCGGCTCACGATGTTCACGTTCCAGCCAAGGCTGGCCGAATTAGCGTTTTTCCTACAAATTGGACGCATCCACACATGGGTCAGACGCCCATCAGTTGCGACAAGTGGATGATCAGCACCTTTATGGTTTGCGACGTTTACGAAAGACCAGAGCCGCAAGAGCCACCAACCTACTCTGAGCAGACTGATGAAACCCTTGCTGCAGATGGCTGATGGTAAACTATTAGGTGCAACCGGAGGTAATCGATGAGCGACCCAGAATCGAACTACACCCCTGAAGGGTGGAATCCTGAACTTCAACGTTTTGTTCGGGATGACAAACAAGAGATCGAAGTCGTTGAGTGTTTCCTTTTTGAGAGCGTTCCGATTCACGAAAATGAGGAAGCAGACTCGTGACAAAATTTGACATTCAGGATGAATACGACTATCGCATCAATCAGGTTGCTCGTTTGATTGCTATCTGTGGCGAGGACGAAACTCGTGCCGTAGATATATCGGTTGACGAACTTATGGGTTTGCTCGCCGGCCATTACTACCCCGACGGCATCGTTGATGGCCCGATGACGGATTCCGAAAAGCAACTTCACCGCATTTGGTACAGAACCAAGGAGCAGGCACGTGCCAACTGCTACTACCGTGACGTCTTGAAAGCAAGGATGGCGTGAGAATGGCTGAGATTTCAAACTCGCAGTTGTATGCGCTTACTGAGTCAGTTTCTAACTCGACCCACAAAGACACGTACTCGCTTGAGCGACGCACGGAATTCGGGAATCTTGTAAAAAATGAAGACATTTCTTACGGAGCGCCCGAAGACCGTAACAGTATTGGTTTTGCGACTGAAATTGTCCAGTACGACCTGATTGCTACCGGATCTTTCAATTTCAATATCCTTTCCGCCGCTTACTACACAGCGGTCGAGTCTTTGATTCGTATGTCGCGACCAGCATCTATGTATTGCGGAGATGGCACATCTTTGCGTCTAGTGATGACGGCTGGTTTTGGGGCTGATCTTTACGTCCAGAACTCGATCCACCTCGACTACATCGAACGACTTTTCCCTCTCCCCGAGGGCATTGAATATTCCGTCATTACGCGAACAGATAGCGAGGCCGGTTCTTTCCCCGTCCCATTTGATATGTCGATTATTGACACGACTGCAGCATCGAGGAACAGGGAAATGCTTGAAGCGCTTATCGAAAACACCACATCTGGTGGTTCCGTGATTATGACAGTCTCGTTGGACCAAGGAATGTTTCCACGTTACGGATCTGCGCATGATTACTGGCCAATGTTCGCCGATCTCTCGGAGAGGGACGACATCTTTGTGTACCACATCCCCGTCTCTCTAGGAATAACGGTTCTGACAAAACGCTGAGATCGTGTAGGCTTCGGCTATGCCTGAACTCTCAAGTGAAAACGTGATCGGCGCCAAGGTTTTCGGAGATATCCCCGAGATTAAACCGGGTCAAATAATGGTTGCTCCGGTCACCAATCGGATGTATGACGAGAGAATTCAACCGATTGATAACTTTTTGCATTTCCCTGACTGGTTCAAGGACCTGAACGCAGAAAGACAGACCCTAAAAAGATGTCAAGGGACCCAAGATTACTTGAATACCGGAATGACTCTACGTCTTCCTTGTGATGTTCGGATTCGCCTGAACGCTTTCGGAAATGGGTGGGAAGCACGGTACGACACGCAGGAGCCAATTCAGGGTCTCGGTGTTGAAAGTTTCAGTTACGAGCAAACGGGCCCTGTTCCTGCTACCGATGGGCGAAAGATTGAAACTGGAAATTGGATCAAAATCCTAAATCCTTGGGAAATCAAGACTGCTCCCGGGTGGTCTTCAATGATTCTTCCGGTTCTGTGGGAACAAAAGAGGGAATGGTCGCTCATGCCCGGGGTTGTTCATACGGATTTTTACCATCATATGAACTGGGTTCTCAACATCTTTAGTGATGATGAAGAGTTTGTAATTCCGATGGGCACACCTATTGCGCATGTGATCACATTCCCGAGGACTGTCAAGAGTGAAGTGGTTTTTGCTGATGAGGACGTCCATAAACTCATTTATGCTCGTGGGATGGGCGAGGTGTTTACCGGCTATGCAGAAAACAGATCACGTCGGTACCGCATGTACCAGAGGAAAGTCGATTTACAATGCCCAGTATTCCACGGCACGCCAGAACCCAAGTTGGGCTGGTTTCGTAAGGTTTTCCGTCTCTTCAGACAGCCTTGATGCTGGTAACATGTAGTGGAGTACGTTTCGCCGAGAGGATCAACAAATGGCCTTCTATCAGACACGAATCGTTGGCCCAGTAACTCTGGGGACGACGGGGAGTAGCACCACAGCCCCAACTTCCGCCTCTTATGAGGTGCCGACGGGCCACACCATCATTGTGAAGCAGTTGATTTTCAGCAACCTGACGGCAAGTTCAAAGACAATCACTTTCTGGACTGTTCCGCATGGGTCTTCTGCAGCAACTTCAAACATCGTTTTCCACGACTTGCTCATCAACGCTAACGAAACGACCCTGATCAACCTGTCTCTGGTTCTAGCGGAATCAGGTGGAAACGGTGATCGCATTTACGCTCGGGCCAGCGCTGCAAGTTCTATCAACATGACAATCAATGCAGTGGATGAGGATGGAACCTGATGGGTGGGATCGTAAGGCTGAACGCCCCAGATCCCCTCGCCGAGTACGTCAATTCTGCTGATGAGATCTACGGTACGGGTGTAGATGGGAACGTCCAGATAACGTCAAACACGCATTTGACGTCGGACATGTTCTATTACAACTTGACCATTGACCCCGCGATCACCCTGTTCACCGACGGGTACCGGATTTTTGTCAAGAATTTATTGACGCTTGGTGAAAACTCCATCATTGGAACTCCCGGTGGGTTTTCCGGAAGTGGGACAATTCTCGGTGGAGGGGCAAGTGGCGGCGAGTCAGTAACAAATAGCCTCGGAGGAGGCGCTGTCTACTACACCTACACGGCAACGGCTCCTACGGCTTCCAATGGTGGAAGCGTCTACTACCAATACCCATCTCAAGCCATTCTCGGATATCAGATCACCGCATCGTCCAATGGACCCGTATATCTTCGAGGGGGCGCTGGATCCGCTAGTGGTGACGGTGGCGGCGTTGTCATTCTTGCCGCCCGCTACATCTCCTGCGATGGCGCAGCACAAATTTCGGCAACCGGCGGGCCTGATGCGGGCGGTGGCGTCGTCATTGTCGTAAGCACTCCCAGTGTGGTTCCTGCGGGTCTCGATCTCAATGTTGATGGGCAAAGTGGAGGGTATACAGGAACCGCTATTTACCTAGAGGTTGACTGATGACGATCGTTCGCGTTAAGCGCAAGCCAGATCAGAGGCTTGGCAACGACTCTGTCTATGGCGCTGGCGTGGACGGAAACGTGACGATTAACGGCACGTTTATTATGACGCGCGATTACTACTGGGATAACTTGACGGTGAACGCCGGCTCTATCCTTTTCACGAACGGGTTTCGCGTATTTGTAAAAAACACGCTGACGATGAATTCCAGTGCAAAAATTGGCATGCCATCGTCAGTTAACACCGTCAACACGTTTGGCACACTTATCGGTCGAGCCGATGACAATGACGTAGCAAAACAATATGTGATCGGTGACAAATCCGGAGCGACACAAGTTCCGCAATCAATCATCAAGGATCTCAACTTCTCAATTCGAGGATGGCACTTCGACCCTGTTGAAGGTTTCCGACGCGCCGAGGGTGGCGGTGACGGAACTAAAGGTCTTGACGTTGGCGGAACAACCGGCGGCGCTGCGCCCAATGCGCCCGCAGGAAACGCTGGAAATGCCGGCGGAGCAGGTGGAGCAGGAGGAAACGCCCCAGCGCCAGCAACTGCAGGAAACCCCGGAAATGCCGGAAACCCGGGAACTGCCGGCAACTCGGGAAATCAAGGAAACCCCGGAAACCCGGGGGCAACCGGAATAGGCGGAGAGGGCGGAGACGGTGGCGGTCTTGTTCTCATTGTTGCAAAAAACATCGTTTACGCGGGGTCAAGCGGTAGCGCCACAATCGAGTCATTCGGTCGCGGTGGATACGCTGGTTCAAAGGGAGCGGACGGAACGGCAGGAAATTCGGGTACTGCGGGAACGAGCGGTTCTGCGGGCACCGCTGGAACGAAGGGAAACGCTGGACACACTTATCCGGCCCACCACACCCCATCTACGACAAATCCAACACACCACTACGTCAGTGGGCACAACACGTCAACCCAGAACCATCATCACACGTCCTCACATACCCCTTCTACCGCAAATCACGCTCAGGCCCACGGTGGAGCAACTGTTGCTGATCACACTTGCAAGGCCGATACGAACCCTACTTATACGCATAATCAAAGAAGCAACGCTCACCACAACCGCCACTATGACGGCTATTTCTCCTACTATCACAACACTGCTTACAGGAGTAACGATCATCACAGCCATACCGGTGGTGGTAACCCAACAGGAAACCATCACTGCAACCCTAACTACAACCCCAACCACAACCACCATTACGTC